TCAGTCGAGCAGCTTCTCCATGCGGTTCGAGACGCCGTCGAGAGCGTCATCCCACCACCCGGCGTAGAGGTCGAGGGTCATGCTCGCGCTCTTGTGGCCCAGCGCCTTCTGGACGTCCTTGGGGGTGGCTCCCGATCTGATCATCAGCGACGCCGCGGTGTGGCGCAGGTCGTGCACGTGGAGGTCGGTGAACCCCGCAGCCTCAGCGGCCGGAGCGAACACCCGCCGCCGCCAGTTGCGCACCTCCACCCGCTTACCGAGCTTCGAGGCGAACAGCGGGGAGCCCTTCTCCCGGGACAGGTCGAGCATCGCCAGCACCGAGGCCGGGATGGGCACGTCCCGGGCTTCGCCGTTCTTCGACTTCCGGACCCGCAGCCGCCGGCGCTTGGCGTCGATGTCGCCCACGTCGAGCCGGCAGCACTCGCCAACCCGGACGCCGGTCGTCGCCAGCAGCCAGACCATCGGCCTGCCGTCGCCGTCAGCCTTCCCGGCCAGCGTCCGCACCTCCTTGACCGACAGGAACCGCGCGTCCCGGCGCTCGGCCCGCTTCAGCTTCACGCCCACGCACGGGTTCGAGTCGATCAGCCCGAGCGTCACGGCGATGTCCAACGTCCCCCGTAGCGCCCCGAGCGTCTTGCTCATGGTGTCCCGCGAGGCCGGGACGCGCTCCCCGTCGCGCTCCACGGTGATGCCGCTGATCCACTCCTGCACCTCGTGGCTGAAGACCTGGTCCACCATGACCCCGCCCCAGCGATCCCGCACCCGAGCCGCACCGGCCACGACCACGCTGTGCGCGCCGGGGGAGAGGTAGCCCTTGCCCGCCAGCCACTTCGGCAGCAGCTCGCCCACCGACGTCTCCGCGGCGGGCTTCGTCGGCCCCTGGGTCAGCAGCTTCGCCTCATGCGCCTTCGCAGCGGCCTTGACGCGGAAGGCCTGCGACGGATGGCCCGGCAGGCTCACCCGGTAGCGCAGGCCCACGCCGTAGCGCTTCGAGGGCGTGCCGTCCCGCTTCACCCACAGGTCCGTCACGGCCATCGCGACCCCTTCCGTCTGGTAAGGAGTCTACGCCTGACTTAGCTCGATTCGACGTCGGTGATGACCGCGGTGAGCTTGTCTGATGACCGCTTCGTGCCGATGTTCGCGATGTCCGGGCTGTACTCGCCATCCTCCATCTCGATCGTGGCCGTGTAGGGGTCTTCCGCGCCCTTGATCTTGTAGGTGATGGTGATGGAGCTGGGCAGGTCGGACACGCTCCCAGATCCAACGTAGGACACCGTGGCCTTCGTGGTGACGTTGCAGCCTGCGGAGCCGAAGCACTGCTTGGCGGTGATCTTCAGCTTGATCGCGAAATCGCCCTTGGAGATCGACCCCGTCGAACTGCCGTCGGTGCCGTCGTCGGTGCTTCCGTCGGTAGCCTCATAGGTCGCCGTCTCAGTGGCCGTTACGGTAACCGTCGGGGCCGCTCCTGCGACTGATGTTGCTGTCTTGCCCGAACCTCCGCCGACGACCGTGCCGAGGATGAGCCCCACGATGAGGGCGGCGATTCCGATCACCGGCTTCGAAGTAAGAGGGTTGGGCTTCTTCGCAACGGGTGCTGGCGGCACGGGTGGTTGCGGTGGCTGGTAGGGCTGTTGGGTCATGATTCCCCCCTGGGGTGTGTGATGCTGTGAACGCTAGTCCTCGCTCGTGTCGGCCGTGGGGATTTCCGCACGATCGGCTGCGAAGGTCCGACCAATAGGTGCAGGATGGCTCTTACCCCCTAGCCGGACCGCCAATCGGTGGGGGGTGGGGGAGTGGGTGATGATGCTCATAGGCAGAGCACGGCCCCGACTCGGGGTGAGTCGGGGCCGTATCACCTACTTGGGCCGTGCTTTGGTGATGAGCGAGCGGGGGTCTTCATTCAGCCTCTCGCAGATCGCCTCGATGTCCTCCAAGGAAAGCGTCGGCCCATCGTCCTTGCCGATGCGCTGCCACCAGTAGTTGTAGGTGTGCCCCCTCAACCCGTCAAGGTCGCGGTAGGAGATGCCCTTCTCCTTCATCAGCGCATCTAGCGCCTTGGCGGTTTCTCTCGTCCATCCCATGTCACCGATGCTAGCTCATTAGTCACCGGAACGGTGACACCTCCCAAAATCCTGTCCACCTACTTGCGCCGTCACCAAAGTGGTGACAGTATGACCAGTGTCACCGATTCGGTGACAGCGAAAGGAACTCAGATGCTCTCTCAGACCGTAGCGCGCGAGGTTCGCGCAGAGCTTGGCCGCCAGTCCATCTCCCGCAAGACCTTCGCTGAGAAGGCGTGCTTGCCCTACAAGAGGGCGCTGGAGATGCTCGACGGACAGCGTCCGTGGGGACTCGAAGACGTAGACACCGCCGCGTCAGTGCTGGGTGTCGACGCGCTGAACCTGATCTTCCCAGACCGGGTTGAGGCGAGCGCAGCATGAGCGCCGAGGTCATCCCCTTCCGCTACGCAGAGGCGCGCGAACTCCGGACGGTCGTCATCGACAGCGAGCCGTGGTTCGTCGCCGTCGACGTGGCTGCGATTCTCGACATGGGCAACGTCCACTCGTCGCTGGCTCTTCTCGATGATGACGAGAGGGGTGTCCATACTGTGGAGACCCCCTCGGCGCCTCAGTCGATGGCCATCGTCTCCGAGGCTGGCCTCTACTCGCTGATCCTCCGCAGTCGCAAGGCTGAGGCGAAGCCGTTCAAGCGCTGGGTTACTCACGACGTCATCCCGAGCATCCGGAAGACCGGCAGCTACGGCGTCCAGAAGGCGTTGCCGAAGGACTACGCGAGCGCGCTCCGGGAGTTGGCCGCGCAGGTCGAGGCGACCGAGTTGGCGAAGGTTCGCATCCGCGAGCTTGAGCCTGCCGCATCGGCGTGGGCGTCCCTGGTCGAAGCAACGGGGGACTACTCGGTAGCCGACGCCGCGAAGATGCTGAGCCGCGACCCAGCGATCCAGATCGGGCAGAACACCCTGTTCCGCTACATGGGCAAGCACGGCTGGCTCTATCAGCGCAACGGCGAGTGGCATCCGTATCAGGACAAGGTCGAGTCCGGTCTCGTCACGCTGAAGACGAACCGGCCCTACTGGGACTCGAAGCGCGGCGTGGACGTGCTCCCGGCACCGACCGTGCGCATCACCGCGAAGGGCGTGCAGAAGCTCTACCGCCTGCTCGGTGGCACTGAGGCGATGGTGGAGGCGTCCTGATGACCGAGCCCCTCCTCACTCCCGCAGAGGCTGCACCGCTGCTCGGCGGCAAGACCACCGCAGCGACTGTCCGCATCCTCTGCGCCGGCCACAAGATCCGGCACATGGTCACCTTCGGCGAGAAGGGGCAGGCCAGGTACCGCATCCCCGTCTCAGCCATCGACGAGTACGTGCGCGCCCACACCGTCCAGCGCACCGCCTAAGACCCCAACCATCGGCCGCGCTCCACCCGAGGCAGCGCGGTACCGGAGCCCCCTCATCCGGGGGGCGCGGGGGCTCCGGACCCAACCAAAGGAGAGACGCAGCATGACCACTATCACCATCAGCTACGACGACCTGTCGAGGCTCGCCACCATCGTCGGACCCTGCTGCGGCAGGGATGATCTGCTGCCGGTGTTCACCTACGTGAACTTTCGCGGATTCGAGGGGCGATTCGAGGCCGTGACCACGGATCGGTTCACGATCGCACGCGCCAGATCGAAGGCAGAGGCCCCTGATGAACTCAGGTTCAACCTCCGACTGTCAGACCTGAAGCACATCCTGAGCACCTTCCGTCCGTGCCGCTCTGTCGCGCTGAAGCTGACCGTGGGCGACGAGTCCCTCACGGTCGAGACCGCGCAAGCCGACCTGCGGGACGTTCCAAGCCTGACGGCGACGTACCGGTTCCCGGACGGCGAGTTCCCGAAGATCGACCACCTGACCTCCGGCACGGGCTGGGACGAAGCATCCGCCTGCCCTTCCTTCAACCCGGCCTACCTGCGACGCCTCCCGAACTTCAAGGGTGAGACGGTGACGATGCTGACGCGCACCGTCGGATATGGGACTCACCCTGTCGCGTTCTTCTCCGACGACTGGGCCATCGTCATCATGCCGATCAAGGTTCCCGCCGAGGACCGGGATCACATGCTCAACTCGTGGGTGACGCTCACCGCTGAGGATGAGGTCGCAGCATGACTGCCCTGGATCTCATCATCGCCCGCTTCTCACTCGACTCAGGCCTTGCGCTGGGCGAGGTCGAGATGGCAGGCCGCGCAATGGTCGCCCTCGTGGACGCGCAGATGGCGGGACTGCGGGGTGCGAAGTGACCACAATCCTCGCCCGCGACCTCAAGCGGGACGACGTGATCGACTTCGGCGGACAGCCCGTGACGCTCACCGGCGCACCGTATGGACGTCACGTGAGTGGACGAGTGAATCACATCTACGTCCCATGGGAACTCGGCGGCGGCTGGTTCCCGGAAGACCTTCCGCTAAACGTCCAGCGCCCCGACCCTGACGCCGAACTGATCGAGGTCATGGCGCGGGCGGCGTACCTAGACGATGGCTGCTCGGAATCCCGCTGGCCATTTACGCCCGCCTCTGAGACCTATCGAGGGAACATCCGCGCCGCCCTCTCTGCTGCCCGAGAGGCGGGCCTGCTGTGAAGCCTCCGAACCATGGCTGCCGGGTGCGAGTGACGGGCGAAGGGTTCAGTGGCGCTGAGGGGTTCCTCATGCTCCCCCGCTACCCCAACCCGTGGCTCCGATTCACCTTCACGCTTCGCAGCCCATCCAAGCAGCCAACGAAGCCGATGCTACTTGCGGTCTTCGCATCAGATCGCATCGAGGTCATCCGATGATTCGCGCGCTGATCCTGACCGCTGCCCTCGCCGCCGTCCTGTCGCTGCTGAGCCTCACGCCCGGCAGCCATGACCTCGTCGCAGCACTCACTGGCGTCGTGCCGCTCACTCTGGTCGTCGGGTGGTGGACGCGATGAGCCGTGAAGTGATGGCTACCCATGCGACCAAGGTGACCGATCTCAGGCCGCGAGCCGAGAGCCGACAGGAAACCTTCGAACGGCTGGCTGAGGTGCTGGTCGCTGCGATCAACGACCGCCATCGCCTCACGCACCGAGGATCTATCCATCAATGCTCGGACCCAATCTGCGAGGCGCAGAGCGCACTCGATACGGCGGCGTGGTCATGAGCCACAGCAGCGGTGAGAGATGGGCTCACGTCGACGCACTGAGGGCCGGCGAGGCCGTGACGATCACGACGGCGTTCGATGTCGTCCGCACCGGCGTGCTGACCCAGAACGCGGCCGGAGAACTCTGGCTGGACGACATTCTCGTCAGGCAGCAGAACTCGTGGGTCGGCGTGCAGGTCAAGAGCTTACGTAGGGCGATCCTCGAACCTGGCATCTACGACCGGATCAGCCACGGCGACTACCACGCCGACCCCGTGCCGGCCGGCTCGCTGTCGTCGACGCAGTTGAAGTGGCTGACTCCGCCGTCCTGTCCGGCGAAGTTTCGATGGAACACCGACAACCCGATTGACCGCGAGGTCACTGAGGGGATGGACATCGGGCAGGTCTACCACACGCTCGCGCTCGGAGAAGGCCCCGATATCGTCGAGGTGAAGGCCGACTCGTGGCGCACCAAGGCCGCGCAGGACGAGCGCGACTGGGCACGCAAGGTGGGCCGAACCCCGATCCTCTCGGAACGTCTCGCCGAGGTGCGCGAGATGGTGAAGGTGCTGCACGCCGATCCGATCGCAAAGGCTGCGCTGAGCAACGGGAAGTCCGAGCAGTCGTTCTTCTGGCGCGACCTCGAAGGCGTCTGGGGGAGGGGCCGGGTCGACTGGCTGCCGAACCAGCGCAAGGGACGTCTGATCATCCCCGATCTGAAGAGCGCCTACACCGCGAACCCGGCAGACTTCGGCCGCACTTCGGCGACCGATTACGGCTACGCCCAGTCCGCGGACTGGTATCTCCGCGGACTGCGGGCCGTGGGTTACGCCGACGAGCGGACCGCGTTCGTGTTCGTCGTGCAGGAGAAGAAGCCGCCCTACCTGCCGCAGGTGATCCAGCTCGACGCCGACTCGATGCGGGTCGGGGAGATCCTCAACGACCGCGCCATTCAGACCTACATCCAGTGCCAGGAGTCGGGCCGCTGGCCCGGCTATCACGAAGGAGTCGCCACGTCGCGACTCGCCCCCTGGCTCATCCGTGAAGTCCTCGAAAGCGAGTAGAGCATGCCCAGAAACGACCTTGAGCATTTCATGCCGCAGGCGCCGCAGAAGCGGGTCACGCAGATGACGATGGTGGAGCAGTCGCGCGCCGTCGCCGAAGTTCAGGCGGCCGTCACTGTCGCTCTCCAATTCCCCCGCGACATGCAGCGGGCATGGGCCGAGATGAGGTCGGCCTGCGGGCGGCTCAGGTTGGCCGAGCGCGCCTTCTACGCCGTCCCCAACCGGGGCAACGGACCGTCGGTGCATCTGGCCCGCGAGTTGGCCCGCATCTGGGGGAACATCGACTACGGAGTGCGGGAGCTGTCCCGCGACGATGACGCCGGCATGTCTGAGGTGCAGGCCTACGCCTGGGACCAGCAGACCAATGTCCGCTCCTCGCGCACGTTCCAAGTACCGCACGCCCGCATGAAGAACAAGAACCGCGAGCTGCTGACCGACCTTGGCGACATCTACCTGAACAACCAGAACATCGGCGCCCGCGCCGTCCGTGAAGCCATCTTCACCGTCCTCCCGTCCGACTTCGTGGAGGAGGCACAGAACCTGTGCCACGAGACGCTGAGGAACGGCGACGGAGTACCGACCGAGAAGCGCATAACGGACGCGCTGGCGGCATTCAAGGGCATCGGCGTGAGCGTCGAGCGACTGGAGTCCAAGATCGGGAAGCCCCGGGGACAGTGGGGTCCGCAGCAGGTCGCCGACATGGGCGTGTGGTTCACCAGCATCAGCCGTGACGGCGTGGATGCCTCCGCGCTCCTGCCCGAGATCGTCATCAGCGCGAGCGACTTCGACGAACCCCTCATCCCCGCCGCCACAGCACCGGGGGGCGCTGAGTAGGGCGGCATTCCCGGCTGGCCTGACGGGGGGTCAGGCCAGCCACCTAAACGAAAAGGAGAGAGCAAATGAAAGCTTGGAAGGGCTTCACGCCCCAGCCGGACGGCACCCTGAAGTGCCTGGAGAAGGTCTACCGCGAGGGCGAGACATACATCGAACCGCGCGCCGAACTGTGCAGCACCGGGATGCACGCCTGCACTGATCCACTGGACGTCCTGACCTACTACCCGCCGACGACCAGCGCCTACCACGAGGTGGAGGTGGACGAGGATGCAGTTCACGGTGGTGGTGACTCGAAGGTGTCGTCGAAGCGGCTCGCGGTGGGTGTGAAGGTAGGCGTCGTCGGTTTGGTGAAGGCGCAGTTCGCTGTCGTCTTCGAACGTGCCGAGAAGTCCGGACGCACCGGGGACGGCTCGGCGGCTGCTACCACCGGGGACGGCTCGGCGGCTGCTACCACCGGGTACCGCTCGGCGGCTGCTACCACCGGGGACTACTCGGCGGCCTCTGTTGAGGGCAAGCACTCCATCGCTGCCGCCCTCGGTGCCGAGGCACAAGCTAGGGGTGCCGACGGATGTTGGCTGGTTCTCGCCGAATGGGACGGCGCCGAGTTGCTGGCTGTTCATACCGCGCAGGTGGGCCACAAGAAGCACGGCATCCGCATCAGGCCGGGCGTGTTCTACACGGTGCGTGACGGACGGGTGGTCGCGGCATGACCGGCGCAACGGGTCGCAACTCCGACTTTCACGGCGAGCGGAGAACCGAGCACGCAACCGTCACCCGCAAGGCCGTCAACCTCACCGTGATTCTGGCCCTGCTGCTGTTCTGCGTCGCCTGCTGGTACGTGGTCGGGTACGCGCTGGTCACGCTGGGCGGTGCGCGATGAACGAGCAGATCACGACGGCCGCCAGACTGGACGCTCTGCCCCCGTTGCAGCATCTGGTGCTAGAGGTTCTGGCTGCGCGCCATCGCCTAGGGGAGTCGCTGTGGACGTTCACGGCGCATGCCAGCACCGTTCGGGCAATCCACGCCCTTGAGGCTGCTGGACTAATCGAGGCTATGGGCGGGATTGTTCCGCGCACTGTGCGGGCGAGCCTAACCGACAAGGGCCGTGCTGCTGCGCTTTCGGCCACCTATCACCGCCCGGACGCACCCGAGCGCACCGAACCGACTGAGGAGCAGGTGTTGACCGTCCTTCGCGCTCACGGGATCGAGTGCACTGGGTTGGGTGAAGTCACCTGCGTTGGGTGTCGTAGCGCTGGGTGGATGACGTGGGGTGAGTACAGGCTCCATCTCGCCCGCGCCATCCTCGCCCTGTTGCCTCAGCGGGTAGCGCCGAGCGAGGAGGAGGTGCAGGAGGCGGTGTTTTCCGCCCTGCGTGCCAAGCGATCAGAGGAGTCGGGTGTCATTCATGCCAACATCTCGATCATCGCCGCCCGCGCCATCCTCGCCCTGTTCGGCTCGCAGCCGACCGTGGCCGACGTGCGAGCCAAAGCGGCGCAGGAGACGCTCGACAGCTACCGCATCACCGACGCCGTCCGGGACGTCGCCTATGAGCGGGCCACGCACGCCGAGCGTGGGTGGACCTCGGAGCATGACGCTGAAGAGACGCCCGACCCAGCCTGCCGTCGAGCGGCTGCCGACAACGCAAGAAGGTCGAGAGAGCGAACCGGAAACAGGCGGGGCCGGTTCTACAGCCAAGCCAGATCGCGCGCACTGACGATGCTCAAGGAGGCTCACCCGGTTGAGTTTCGGATGCTCCTGGAGGCAGTAGAGGCCGAGATGCGTGCAGCGAGGGCCGACTCGTGAGCCCCTACAAGCCACCCTGCCCCATCTGCGGAACCATCCACGCCGGGGCTGATGTGCGCCCTGTCGGTCGCTTCGAGCTTCGTCGCGGTGGGTGGTTCCGGGCTGACTACACCGGCGCACCCGAGCGTCCGACACGCGCAGAGGCTGAGCGGGACATGTGCGCGCACCGGGCCGCGAGGGGTGAGCAGCCATGAGCGCCGACAGCTTCGCAAGTGTGATCGAAACCCTCGAATCACTGCCAGCAACTGTCAGGGCTATTCGTCGCGCCCGCGGCGTCAGCCTCCGCAGAGTCGCCAGCGAAAGCGGGGTCAGCTTCTCCACGGTGACCCGAATCGAGTCGGGTGAAGACGCGACCGTGAGCAGCGCTCTCGCGTTGCTGCGATGGGCGATCCTGCCCGCACCTGTCGCCACGGATGTCGAGATCGACCTCGGCGACGACACCACTGTCGAGCCGGGCGCGATCATCTGGACCTGTGACGAGTGCGGGAAGCGGTCCCGGTGGGAGCCCGGATGGACCTGGTACGGCAGCCACCGGCAGCTCGATCTGACCGGTAGGCCGGAGGCGGTGCTGTGCTCCGTGGCCTGCCGCGAGAAGCACGCTGGGGCCGCTCGGCTCGATCCGGGGGTGCTGTCGTGACCCACCTTCACCACCGGCTCGCTGCATGGCTCTGCAGGCAGTTCGCGAGGCTCGGATGACCCGCTACGACCAACTACTGCACGCTCTCGCCGCCGGCGACCTCGAGTCCGCGAAGGCGTTCTGGCGGTCGAAGCAGTGGACCGACCCTGAGCGTCGCCGCGCGACCCGCCTCCTGATTGCCGCCACCACCCTGCGAACCGAGGTGCTGCCGTGATCGAGGCCACCGACTTCAGCGGAGGTGCGTCATGAGATGCGCTCGCTGCAACCAGTACGCACCCGTCAACAGCGACGGCCACTGCACCACCTGCGCCCGGAAACTGGCCGGACTCTGCGCGTTCGATGGCTGCACGGAACCGAGACATGGACGGCTCTGCTGGCGGCACCAAGCACAGCGGCAACGAGGCGAGGTGCTGCGTCCGCTCGAACCGAACCTCACTCCCGCCGAGCTCGCCGCGGAGGTCGAATGGCTGCTCGGCACCGACAGCCCAGACCACATCGCGGCACGGCTCGGACGCAGCAGGGACAGCCTGTATCGCAGCCTGCGCAGGATCGGCCGGCGCGACCTGATCGACGCACTCGCTGCCGAAACCATGCGCGCAGCCGAACTGATGCGCGAGTCCCGCATGGGTCAGGTCTTCGGGCCGGACCCCAGGAAAGCACACGGAAGGGTCGCCTGATGACGTGGTTGAAGCTCGATGATCGCCTCGTTGAACACCGGAAAATTCGGCGACTCTCGGACGCTGCGTTCAGACTGCATCTCACGGCTCTCTGTGCATGCGCCAAGGATGAGACCGACGGCTTCGTAACCGACGAGGACATTTCCGAGATGGAGCACGGTCCCAGACTCCGCAAGCACGTGCCAGCTCTGGTGGATAAAGGCTTGTGGGAGCCGGTTCCGGGCGGCTGGCTCATCCATGACTTCCTCGACTACAACCCGTCACACAGCAAGCAGGTTGCCAAGCGCGAGGCCAACCGGAAACGGCAGGAAGAGTGGCGCGCTGCGAAGGCGTCACAGCGTGACAACACCGTGACAACAGCGTTGTCACAACACCCCGACCCGACCCGACCCGACCCGACCCGACCCGTTCTATCTGTTGTTACGTCTGCAGACCAATCTCAAGTAGCTAACGCGAGGGCCGCACTCACCGCCGCACAGAACGCTGAGCCGGGCGAAGGCTGGGTCGCCGACGTCTTGGGATTGGAAGCATGATGAGCAACTACGACACGTGCCCGGTCTGTGGCCGAGTAACCGTCGGCTGGAGTGCGGCGATGGATCACCGCATCTCCGAGATCACAGCCAACTCTCACCGCTACTTCTCCGCCGCCAAGCTTGCACGCGCGAAGGAATCGAGGTGGAGGCGATGAACCGCCCCGAAGCCGAACAGATCGCCGCCGCCGTGAGCATGATCCGCCCCGACTGGCTGCAGACCTCGCTGCTGACCCTGCTCGGCAAGCACCAGCAGCGGCCCGCCCGAGACGTCATGCTCGCCCTCGTCTGGTGCGCCTACGACCCGGCCACCGACAGCCCCGGACGGATCAACCAGCCCGGTCCCTGGTGGGACGTCGCACGGCTGGCCGGCGCGGAGTCCAGCCACCAGCCGCCGAAGTACGCGCCGCCCGCCCCTGTTGTCGCTGCGAGCCCTGAGCGGATCCGCGAGATTCGCCAGCAGGCAGCCGCTGAGCACGCGCGTTCGATTGCGAGGGCCGAGCCGTGAGCGCGGACCTGTTCGACGGCGCATATCCAGATCCCGAGCCTGAGACCCCACCGCCCGGACTCGGAAAGGATGCGCAGAGGACGTGGCGTCGGAAGCGGATGCTCGAGCGCGGCGCCCATCCCGCCACCGGGGTGCCACTGAAGGGCAACGGCGAGACTTGCGGATCGTGCCGGTTCCTGTGGCCGAAGTTCGCCAACACCTTCAGCGGATGGAAGTGCGAACTGGCTGCCCATGGCAACAAGGACGGCCCCGACATGGTGAAGTCCTGGCCCGCCTGCAACTGGTGGGAGGCGCCCCGCAATGCCTGAGCACTACGCCCTCGGCCAGTCCATCACTGGCATGTGGTGGGCGCAATGCCACCGCTGCCCACACCACAGCCTCACCCGCACCAAGGCCGGAGCAGAAGCAGCGGCCCAGACCCACCAGAAGACCCACGAGAAGGAGAGCAGCAGATGAAGGAACACCGAGCGTTTCGAGCGACATTCGCAGTGAATGGGATCGGTGTACATGTCTACCGGGTCGCTTCTCCGGGCTGGCGGGCGATGTGGAACAGCTACCCATCGAAGACCATCGGGGCCGCGTTCGTGACCGGCTCGCTGTGCTGGTCCTTGGTCTGGAGGCGTCCATGAGCACTGACCTGGCCGTGATCGAGGCCGCACTCAAGGCGGCAACACCGGGACCGTGGGAAGCATCCGGGCACGATTCTGGGCACTCGATGTATGAGCTGGACTGGTATGTGGTCCAACCTGAGGCTGGAGACGCAATCTGCGATCTCGAATCCTATGAGCGAGTTACGTGCAATGAGCGGCACGCACAGACCACTGCCGAAGCCGACGCCCACCTGATCGCCAATGCGCCCACATGGCTGGCCGAGCTGCTGGAGCGGGTGAAGGCGGCAGAGGCGCACGTGGTGGAGTTGGCGCGCGATGCAGGGGATCAGCGCGCCATGTACCTCGATGCGCATGCCGCTGGTCTCAGGATGACCGAGCGAGCACATGTCGCAGAGGCTGAGGTCGAGCGGCTGGCCGATTGGAAAGCGTCGGCGCTGCCCGTGATGGATGGACTGCAAGAGCTGGGGAAGTCGCTCGGCCTGCCTCTCGGGGCTCGCATCACGGGACCGCTGGCCTACGTCGCAGCCGAAACGCTGAACGCTCGCGCAGAGGCCGCAGAGGCAACCATCGCGCGCGTCCACGCACTGGCCGACAGCTTCGAAGCTGAATGGCCTGCTGGACCTGATCGCGATGGAGCGACCGTCGCGCACCTCATCCGAACGGCGCTGAATCACACCGATGGCATTACCCCGGAATCCGCCACCAGTGACGAGATAACACTGATGGGCGGTCCGATCAGCAAGGGCTTCACCTTCCATCCCGAGCCTGGTGAAGCACTGGTGCGTCCGTGGCCGAGGTACGAACCGCCGGCCGGCGACCACGAGAGCGGAGGCTTGCCCTGGTTGGATCTCGACCCTTGGAGGTGTGGTGAGTAGACGTAGGCCAGCAGCCAAAGCGGAGGCTGCATCGAACAAGACATGCCCTCGTTGCGGTCACCGTGACGATCAGGGCTGGCTGTGTCACGACTGCACGAACTTCCTGCGGACGACTCTGCTCGCCATCCGATCCGACTGGCCCGACCTGATGGACGCCTACACGCGCTCGAAGGGAATCCCACTCGACAGCGAGGGGCATGGCACCACGCTACATTCGCCGCTGCCGTTCGATGAGCGGGCCGCCGAGGTGAGCCGCTACATCCGCGCCGTGCTCGTCTCATGGGCGATGGTCATCGTCGAGGACTTCGGATCGACCTGCCCACCCGACCGGATCGGAGCAATGATCGATCATCTGGTGGCGTGGCTGCCGACGATCCGCAAGCAGGTGTGGGCGCTCGAGATGTGCGATCAGGCGGACGACTTGCGGGCTTGGTTGCTCGGTGCTTTGCAGCAGGGAGAGGGGCGGCTGGTCACGTTACAGCGCGCGTCCTGCCCTGAGTGTGGCGGGCCACTGACGGCACGGGTTGGGCTGGACTGGTCCCGCAACCCGATGATCCGGTGCAGAGGACGCGACGACTGCAACCGTGAATGGGGAGCTGATGCTTGGGACGAACTCATGGCTGCATCTCAGGAGCGCGACGACGCGCTCCCCGAGGAGGATGTGCAGGCTGGATTCACCGCTGATTGGGCGACTGCGGAATGGATCGCGTCGGCGATGAACGTCTCTGCAGCTGCCGTTCGGACGGCGGCGTGGCGGCATCACTGGGACAAGCGACTGGCTGGCGGAACAGAAGATGGGCGGACGGTTCTGTACTCACTGGCCGACGTCGGGGAATGGTGGCGACGACGCGCCGCGAGACGCGCCGTGGAGGGTGCTTGACAAACCACCGTGATACAAAATAATAGGTTCTGAAAGGAAGTGGGCCTGGGGTGATTCACCTCGGGCCACTTTCAATTAGAGAACCCCGCGACGGGTGCAACCGTCCGGGGCCCGTGACCGACTGTTGAGGAGTCGATGTGCCGCACCCTATCAAGTCACGCCGCCTGTACGACAGCAAGATCCCCGCGAATGGTGCCAAGCGAGCCCGGCATGACGCGCTCCGACTGCTGGGCGACACGATCTACGCGGCGCGCATCGAATGCACGGGCGCCATCAAGATCGGCTGGACCTCCGATCTGTGCCACCGCCTGACGTGCCTCAAGCACACCCACCAGTCGCAGGTGGAACTGCTCGCGGTGGTGGTCGGGGCCACCCGCCAAGACGAGGCGCTGGTGCATGCATCCTTCGGCGATGAGCACCGCGAGCATGGACGCGAGTACTACCGCCCGACCCCTGCCGTCCTCGCTCTTGTGAACGAGTGGCGAGTCAGGGTCGGGTTGCCCACACTGGCGGCATAGGCCCCCGCCTCCACAGCCTGCACGCGGGGCAACCGCTGGCAACCGGTGTCCGCCTCCTCTCCTTGGCGTTGACCTGCCCCGCGTGCTCGATACTTGCCCTCGCCGCCGCGGCACCGCACCACACATGCACACGGCCTACGGATGGCTGATACCTAGAGGCAAGGGCGGATAGCCGGCGGCGAGGGCGAGGCAGCATGGCACGCAAGACAACCACACAGCGCGGCTACGGGTGGCGACAGCATGGCAAGCATCGCCTGTGGTGGAAGCGATACCTCACCACGTTCGGCCCTGTCGTCTGCGGATGCAAGGGCTGTCCCGTCTGCGGCCGCCCACCCTGCGGCCGCCTCGTCTACGCCGACGCAGCAATGAACCCAGATCGGCGACCGTTCCACCTAGGTCATGGGGTAGCGCTCAAGCATGGTGGAGACGGGCGCGACTCGGTGCCGTGGATCGCGGAATGCAACCTGCGAGACGCCGCATGCCTCACCAATCACGCGAATCACGAAAAATCCAGGCTGTTGTCGCTCTGACTAGGGGTTTCTTTCAGATTGACCGCTAGCCGTGACCCCGCCGTCGAACTTTTCTCTCTCCGGTTGGAGGCCTCGTGATCGACCTCGCTCCCGGGGCTGGCGTTTCGGCGATCTTGGCAGCGCGACCCGATCCGATGGCAGCGTTCAGTCAGCCGTGGATGGAGCGCCTCGCGGACGTCCCGGAGAACGCCTCGGTCCCGCTGGCGATGTCTGGTCCGCATCCTCGGGCGGTCGGTTCGTACGGCAGCGAGTGCTTGGCGTGGGCGCATCGTGAGTTCGGCCTGACGCCTCGGTGGTGGCAGGCGGTCGCGGTGCAGCGCCAGTTGGAGCATGACGCGGACGGGGTGCTGGTCTGGCGCGAGCTGTTGGAGTCTGGTCCTCGTCGCATCGGGAAGTCGACGCGGCTGCGTGTGGTGGCGGTGTGGCGGACGGCGAACGCGGGTCGAATCGGTGAGCCGCAACTCTCGATGCTCGTCAGCAAGGACCTCGCCGTGGCGAAGGAGATTCATTCACGTTCGTGGCGTTGGGCTGAGGCGAATCAGTGGAAGGTGGTTCGCCTGAATGGTGGGCAGGAGATCGAGACGGCTGCTCAGGATGGCCGCTGGCTTCTCCGGGCAGAGAACGCGGTTTACGGCTACGACGTCGGCTACGGGCAGGTCGATGAGGCGTGGGGCGTTGATCCTCAGGCAATCTCGGAGGGTTTGGAGCCGGCGCTGTTGGAGCGGCTGTGGCCTCAACTGCACCTGACGTCGACGGCGCACGCCCGGGCTTCGTCGCTGATGCGTCGTCGCCTGTTGGCCGCGTTGCGTGAGGCTGACCCGAACGTGCTGCTGATGCTGTGGGGTGCGCCTCCGGGCGCGGACTTCAGCAGCGAGGCGGTGTGGAGGGCGGCGTCTCCGCACTGGACGAACGACCGCCGCGACCTGATTGCCCGCAAGTACGCGGCGGCGCTGGCCGGTCAGGACGAACCCGAGTTCGACGACCCGGACCCGCTGCGTGGCTGGGCAGCGCAGTACCTGAACGTGTGGCCGCTGCTGGAGGAGTCGGAGGGCATCTTCCCGACGTGGGGCGAGTTGGCGAAGCCGCGGCCTGAGGAGGTCGAGGTGTTGGCGCTGGGCATCGCCTCGTCTCCGGATCACGGCTGGCTGAGCCTGGGGGCATCGATCGACAACGCACCGCTGCACCTGGCGCTATCTGATCGGCGTCGCGGCACGGAGCGCGCCGAGTTCGTGGCGAATGTGGCCCGCATTCAGGGCGAGCGTTCCTGCCCGGTGCTGGTGCGGGTGAAGAACTTCCTGATCGACGACCTCGAGGACGCCGGGGTGACTCTGACCATCGTGGATGGGGATGAGTTCGCGCAGGCCTCGACCGATCTGGACGCAGAGGTGACGGCCGGCACGGTCGAGCACGGCGACTATCCGGACCTCAATCAGTCTGTGTCCGTGGCGTCGTGGCGGACGGTCGACAACCGACGCCTGATCGACACGCGCCATGGCGACGTCTCGGCGCTCGAATCCGTCGCACTCGCACTGCGGGGGGCACGAAGCAGCGCCAATTACGACCCGATGGGCGGGATCTCGTGGTCAAGGAAGGGGGCTAGGAGTGGGATTTCGTGACACCCTCGCGAATCTCGTCGGCTGGGGCCAGAACACCCGCGCCCTCACTGCGGGAGACATCTTCCTGTCAACTGAGGCGCCGATCGAGTTCTATGACGTCGGCGGAGACAACGCGCTGCGCATCTCGGCCGTGTACTCGGCCGTCGGCCTGATCGCCGACGCGCTGTCCTCACTGACCATCGACTGCTTCCGCAAGGACAGCAACCGCATTCGCCAGATCGACCCGCCGCGCTGGCTCGACCAGCCGGACGACCGGATCAGCGACTTCGACTGGATGCACCAGGCAGCCACGTCTGCGCTGTTGCGTGGCAATGCGTTTGGTCTGGCGTTCCGTGACCAGTACTCACGGGTTCGTGAGGTCGAGTGGCAGCACCCGTCCTGGGTGAGCGTAGACGAAACGAGCCAGTGGCTTCCCAAGTACAACGTCCGCGGACAGGTTCTGTTCTCCGAGCGCACCCGCCCTGGTGGCGGCGTGGTACACGTTCCCGGCTTCATCCTTCCGGGAAGTGTGCAGGGGCTGTCTCCGATCTCGCTGTTCCGTCACCAGATCGAGACGTCACGGTCTGCCCAGCAGACTGCCCGCGACTGGTACTCGGAGCGGGCACTGCCGGCTTCGGTGCTGTCGAGTAAGGGCAAACTGCCGGCTGGGCGCGCGGAAGAAATTCAGGACTCAATCGAGATCGCGCCCGGCGGGATCATGGTGCTAGACGGCACGAACTGGGAGTGGACGCCGATCTCGATTCCGCCGGCGGACATGATGTTCCTCGACGCGATCGAGGCGACCGCCAACCAGATCGCGGCGATCTTCCGGGTTGACCCGGAGGACGTCGGAGGGAAGCCGAACAGTTCCCTGAAGTACTCGACTGTCGAAGGCAACCAGCGCAAGCTGAACGTCCGGACACTTCTGTCGTGGGTGCGCCGCTTCGAGCAGGGTCTACGTCCGCTGATGGACGACCCCACAACCGAGTTCCTTCGCTTCAACCTCGACGACTTGGCCCGTCCCGACGCGATGACGCGGATCAAGATCGAGTCGGAGCAGCTTTCGAATGGAACCCTGCTGCTCGACGAGGCCCGGGTAAGTAACGGGCGCGACCCGCTGACCGCCGAGCAGGTGGCCGACTGGCAGGCGTGGTACCGCAACAAGCAGAGCGCCCCCGCCGACCTGACCGACCAGATCCGTGCAGTCATCGCAGACATCAACAAGAAGGGGGACTGACGTGCCCAACCCCACCCTGCGCCGGCTGCTCGTTGAGCGTCCGGTCGAACTTCGAGCCGCGCCCGAGGGCAGCACGTCTCCCGGCGTGCTGTTCGGATACGCGCTGACCTACAACGAGCAGTCCCGAGATCTCGGCGGCTGGTCGGAGATCATCGACCCGGCCTGCTTCGTCGAATCGCTGGCCCGTCACGACCGGGTGATGTGCAGGGCAGAGCACAAGTCGTCGATGCTGCTCGGCACCACCGACGCCGAAACGCTGCGCGTCCGTTCCGACGACATCGGGATCTTCTACGAGGTCGATCTCCCCGACACGACCGCGGGGCGTGACGTTGCCGTGCTCGCGGGCCGCGGGGACTACCGGTTCTCCAGCTTCGCCTTCTACGAGGGCGACGGCCACTGGGAGCCGTACGAGATCACGGACGGCGAACTCGTCTGGCGCGTGATCCGCGGAACCCTCGTCGACGTGGCGCCGGTCGCTGACCCGGCGTACTGGTCCAGCTCGGTCGCCAAGCGCGACCTTGACGCCGCGGTCGCGGCACTCACCACCCCGCCCACCGACTCCGGTGACGCCGACCTGGCGCACCGGTCAGCGCAGACCACGGCCGCGCGCCTACGTCTGCTCAACCTCCGCCAGGAGAAAGGAACCATCCGATGATTGACGACCTGAAGCGCGGCCTCCAGGACATCCTGAACAAGCGCGCCAACCTGTTCGAGACGGAGGCGAAGCCTCTGATCGAGATTGCGGGCACCCGAGACTTCACTGCTGAGGAGCAGGCGAAGGACGCTGACGTTGAGGCCGGTCTGCTCCGGTACGACCGTGCGATTTCGATGGTGCGCGGGCAGATCGAGGCCGAGTCCCAGCGTGAGGCGATGGGTCTCAACGGTGGGGCGCTCGACAAGCGCGAGTCCGGCGTGGGTGCCGAACTGCGCTCGGTGCTCGTGGAGCGCACGAAGTCGGGGACGGACCTCAACTTCACCACGGCCGAGATCAACCGTGCCCTGACCAACCTGACCGCATCCGACGGCGGCGGCAACGTCATCCCGTCGACCTTCTGGGGCGAATTCGTGCAGCCGCTGCGCGACCAGGCCTCCGTGATCGATGCGGGCGCCCGGGTGATCGTCACCGCCTCCGGCGAGGACATCAAGATCCCGAAGCTGAAGACGTTCGGTGCAGCCGAGAAGGGCAAGGCTGCAAACGCTGCGCTGGCTGGAACGGATCCGACGTTCGAGCAGGTCACGTGGTCGACCACCAAGTACGACCAGGTCATCCTCACCCCGCGCGAGCTGGTCGAGGATGCGGCGATCGACATCGAGGGTTTGGTGGGCGGCCTGATCGGCCAGAACATCGGCCTGCTGCTGGGCTCCGACCTTTCGACCAACACCGCGACCAACGCCACTCTGGCCGTGACGGGCGCCGGGTACACCCCGACGTACGACGAGCTGGTGGACCTGATGTACTCGGTGACCCGGCCGTACCGCAGGAACGGCGCGTGGCTGGCGAACGATCTCCTGATCGCCGCCGTCCGCAAACTGAAGGACAGCACCAACATGCCGATCTGGCAGCCGTCGGTGCAGGCCGGGGAGCCGGACATGCTGCTCGGCAAGCCGATCTACGGGGACGCCTTCCTCGACGCCCCCGCCGCCGGCACGAAGTACCCGCTGCTGTTCGGCGACTACTCCCGCGTCTGGGTCCGCATGGTCGGCTCGCTGCGCATCGAGCGCTCCGACCAGGCCGCGTTCCTGAACGACCAGATCGCCTTCAAGGGTGTCCTCCGCGCCGGCTCGGTCCTGACCGATGCCAACGCGGTGAAGTCGTTCAAGTCCAAGGTCGCCTGACCGTGAGGTTCGCGGTGGCCCGCCCGGCGCAAGCGGCGATCCCGCCTGCCGGGCGGGCTGCCGTCCCTGCCCGTCCCATCACCAGAGACGACGAGGAGGAGGTGCGGAATGGGAGCATGGATTCAAGCGGACGACCTGCGGGGCTTCCTCACCAACAGCAAGGCTGACGACGAGCCGTATCTCAGTCTTGCTGCCGAAATCGGCTGCGGTGAGGTCGACAAGGCGTGCGGTCCCACGCTGCTGAAGACGATCCCTGACGAGCGCGTGGAGACTGCGAAGCACCGCGCGCTTCTGTCGTGCCGCGTCCGGGCGCTGACGTCTGTCGTCGACGCAACCACCAGCGAGGACGTCACGGACCAGTTCGTTGCCGTCAAACAGACGCTCCGCCGTGTCGACGGCGGACGGGTTGGTGGCCCGCTCCTCGTCACGTTCACCAGCGGCGAGGACGCTGTGCCGGAGTGGGCACGCTCCGCCGCGCTCCACGTCGCCCAGCAGTACCTGGCGACAATGCGCCGCTTCGCGGTCGCCGGCAACCCAGCGCCGACCGGCTTCCTCGTCCCGAATGTGGCGATGGAGGAGATGCAGGGACACCTGCTGATCTCAGGTCTGGGGATGTGACGTGACCACGCTGCGTTCCTCGATCGCCACAGATCTCATCACTGCACTCGCCGATGGCCTGCAGTCGGAACTGGGCACCGACGTGCTGGTGACGGTCGGTCTTCCGGTCGGCATGAACTCGGGCGACTATCTCGGGATCGGAATCGTGGACCCAGAGGACGCGAAGTCGCGCAGCAGCTTCAACTCCACGATCACATGGGCGACCGACATGACGGTGGACGGCTTCGACGAGGTCGGGGAGTTGTCGCTGGCTGCGGTCGCGATCCGTGGCAGTGACGACCTGTCGGAGCCGATCGCGGCCGTCAACTCGATCCTGTCGGACCTGATCGCATGGCTGCGGTCGAAGTGGTCCACTTCCGACCTTCTCGGCATCGAGGGCCTGTGGGATCTGCGGGTCTCCAACCTCGACCTCACCACCTACCAGAACGAGTCCGGGTGCGCCGCCTACCTCCAAATCCGGCTCGCCTTCCAAGCAACCATCTAGGAGCGACCCTGTGAAGATCCAGCGAATCGACCCGATGGGCGGTGGGCAGGTCCACGCCCTCGGCATGAAGTACGTGGAGCGCGACGAGGTGGTGGACGTCCCCGAGGATGCCGCCGCCCTGCTGCTCATTCAGACGGAGAACTGGCGGCTGCCCGACAAGGCACCGAAGAAGGATGAGGACTTCCTGTCGAAGCTTCTCGCCGACCACCACCGGAGCCTGCTGATCGGCTCCGGACTCAGCCCCGAGCCGCAACCCGCGGCCGACCCCACCGGAGAGGGTGACCAGGCATGACCGTCTACCGCGATGCGCAGCTCACGATGAGCGCCGCCCAGTCCGACAATGCGACGGCGGCAACGCTGGACCGCCGCATGCCGTACACCGGGGATCTGGAGATCGAGTGGCAGCCGAACGATCAGCAGTCGGAGCAGGTCGAGTCTGGCGCGATCGCCTCAGTGTCGGCGTCCTACCGTCCCACTGAGTCGGTGACTGGAACCTACAACACCGAGATGAAGGGCAAGGGTATGGGCCGCCTGCTCAAGGGCGGCTTCGGTGCCGGCGCGACTACCCTCGTCTCCACCGGCCTGTACCAGGAGAACTTCTACCCGGGCACTGGGCCGCTGTTCGACTGCCACACGTGGCAGGCGGTGCGCAAGCTGCTGGACGGCACCGACGCGGTGTCGACGTTCATCGGCATGTGCGTGAACTCGATGGAGTTCAGCATGGACAACGCCGGGGTGCTGAAGCTGGCGGTGGAGTTCATCGGCCGCACCATCGACAAGGTGGGCGCGATCTCGAAGGCGTCCGTCTCGGCGGTGTCCGCGAACCGGTTCACGTTCGCCGGGTTCTCCGCCTACACCGGCACCCTGACCGAGCCGACCGGGACCACGCTCGGTTCTGCGGTCACGGCGCTGACGGACCTGCGGACGTTCTCGATCAAGATCGAGAACAACCTCACCGATGACGATTTCCGTTCGGACGGCTCTGGCTTGATGGCCCAGCCGACGGTTCTGCGGCGCACGATCACCGGCCAGTTCGAGGCCCGCAACACTGCCGCCATTCAGGCGTTCCGCACGACGTGGATCGCGAACGGCACGACCCCGCTCGTGGTCAACTTCACCGCAGGCACCGCCGACGCGGTGCAGTTCGTGCTGCCCGCGATCCGGCTCACGAACCCGCCGACGCCGAACGCGGACGGGAACCAGCCTCGCGTCACGAACCAGTTCGAGGTGTTGAGCAACGGCACCTCGACGCAGCCCATGTGGTGCGTGGTCCGGACGGACGACACCGCCCTGTAGATGGCCGAGATGGAGGCCCGGCTCGACGAGTTCAAGAAGGCGGGCGCGAAACTGCAGGAGTTGGCGGATCGCAAGCTTGTGCTGTCGATGCGCCGCGACCTTCGGACGCTCGCCAAGCCGGTCTCTGAGCGCGTCCTGAACGCACTGGCCGACGCGATGCCGCACGGCGGCGGGCTGTCGGATCGGATCAAGTCGCAGGGGCGAGCCTCGGTGCTGATCAACCTGAAGAGCGGCGTCCGGATCCAGTTGTCGAACAAGGCCGGAATGTTCATGGGCCAGTTCGAGAAGGGCTCCATCAGGCACCCAGTGTTCGGCGTCTGGCTCCCCGGTCAGAAACCGCAGACGGTGCCGGCCAACGCGGGCATGCAGCAATTCGAAAAGGAAGCGGACGAGCTCGGCGCGCAGGTGTCCGAGAAGGTCACCGAGACGATGAGGAGAGCCCTGTGATCCGGATCATCACCAAGCGCAACGATGCGGACCTGCCGATCGAGATGGAGGGTCCGTACGAGTCGCGCGAGGTTGGCGAGGTCCCCGGCACCCTAGCGCTGCGGTTCGACGCCGAGCTGGCCGCGTTGAAGCTGGCAGGCATGGACCTGTGCGGCGTGAAGCGATGGACCGAAGCCGTGTTCCGAATCCGCCGTTTCTCCGCCCGTGCCCGCGACATGGTGGTGCAGGTCACGTCCCCGGAGTGGCTGCTGGCCCACCTCGAGGCCGAGCAAGTCGAGTGGGGCCGTGAGCATGAGCAGCTTCCGGAGGATGAGCGGCGGGCAGAGTTCGAGGAGTGGGCGAACGAGCGCCGGGAAGAGGCCATAGAGGAGTGGGTCGCGACCCAGCCGGACTACCTGCTCGCGCAGATCGTCGGCTACTGGGCGGCGATCAACCTGGGTGGTGGTCACCGAACTCTGCTGGACGTGCTTCAGATCCCGGATCGTGACATCGAGGAACTGACCGACGTGCCGGAGTGGCCGCAGGAGGACGACCCGGAGGGAAAAGCGTAGGGGGGTTCATCTCCAGCCAGGAGCACACCTCCTACGCCGACGCGGTGGAGCCTGCCGAGTTCCTTCCGGTCAGGGTGCTTCTGGTCCGCTGGACGATGGAGATCTGCGCGCTGTTCGGCGCGATCGCCCCCTCCGCTGTGGAGTTGCTGCCGTGGTGGCAGTTCGAGCAGGCGTGCGAATTGGTCGAGGACCGCAGACGGGAGGTGCAGCGTCGTGGCTGACATCACCAAGGTCCTGAAATACGTCATCATCGGCGACACGTCGAAGGCTGCGGCTGGCCTCAAGGGCTTGTCGAAGGACATGAAGGACACCGCCAAGAGCGGCACCGGGTTCAAGGGTCTGGGCAACAGCCTGCGGGACGCATTCAAGACGGGCGGCGTGAAGGGTCTCGGCGGGGCGCTGAAGGGTGCCGCGTCCGAGGCTGGCGGGCTGAAGGGCATAGTCGGCAAGGTCGGTATCGGTCTGGCCGCGACGGGCGCTGCTGCCGTCGCAGCAGGTGCGGCGATTGCGGTGAAGTTCGGCGCCGACTCGGTGAGCACCTTCAAGAAGGTCGCCGGGGAAGTCCTCAAGCTGAAACGGATCACCGGCTTATCGACCGAGGATGCGTCGCGGCTCGGGTTCGCGATGAAGCAGTCCGGGGTGGACGCTACCAAGGGCGCGACGGGGCTGAAGTTCCTCGGCAAGAATCTGGGCAACGCGGCGGACGGCGGCAAGAAGGCCGCGGCGATGGCGAAGCTGCTCGGGTTCGGGTTCACCGATGCCAGCGGCAAGGTGAAGCCGATGGCCGACCTGATGCCGAAGCTGGCCGACAAGTTCGCGAGCATGCCGGATGGTGCCGAGAAGACGGCGCTGGCGATGAAGCTGTTCGGGCGTTCCGGAACCGACATGCTGCCCTTCCTGAACAAGGGCGCGGACGGTCTCGCGAAACTGGCGAAGAAGTCGGACGAGTTCGGCAACACCCTGACCGACAAGGATCTGGACGCGCTGAAGCAGAGCAAGCAGGCGCAACGGGACTGGGACGCCGCGATGCAGGGCCTTCAGGTCACCCTGGGCAAGTACCTGCTTCCGGTGCTGACCCAGTTTGCGACCATGATCAACTCGGCCGCGATCCCGGCAATGCAGGGCATCGCGCAGTGGATCGAGAAGAACCACGCGCTGTTCGACGGGCTCGGCCAGATCGTGCGCTGGGTGTGGAACAACGTGCTGCTGCCCGCGTTCAAGCTGGCGATCTGGGGGCTCACCTCTCAGGCCATCGCCGCGGGCCAGCTGGTCGCTGCGATGGGTCGCCTGACCGGCAACAAGGACATGGAGAACTTCGGCAACGCCGTGGTTGCTGCCGCTCAGGACACGCAGGAATGGGCCAACAGCCTGCAGGGAATCCCGGACGAGGTTGCCCCCACGATCGACACGAAGACCGATCAGGCCACGAAGAAGGTCACCGCGATCAATGGCAAGATCCAGGGACTGAAGGACAAACTGGTCACCGCTCGCGCGAAGGGCGACACGAAGGAAGTCGACCGGCTGAAGACGAAGATCGACAAGCTGCGGGACAAACGGATTGCGATCACCACCGACCTGAAGAAGGGCAAAGGCGTCACCTTCGGCGGGACGCTGAAGATCGGAAGCGACGGCACCGCTCGCATCTCCATGAGGCGCAGGGGTGGCCCGGTGCGCCGCGGTCACCTGTACGGCGTGAACGAGGAAGGTCTTGAGCTGTTCGCCCCGCAGCAGAACGGCTACATCATTCCGGCTGGTCCGAGCCGGCAGATCATGGCTGCTGCTGCGGGCGGTGGTGGTGGTCGCCAGACGGTCGCACAGTTCAACTTCTCGGTTCCTCCGGGCGCAGACCAGCACGCTTTCGGGCGGATGATCCGCAAGGCCCTGGTTGATCTTCAGCGTGATACCGGTCTGGTGGTTCCGTAGATGGAGGGCAAGTCGTGAGCGTGCAGCTCAAGCTGGAGTGTTCCTTCGACGGCACCGGTTCGTCGTGGACGACTCTCACGTCGTGGTCGGGCAAGGACTACCTGCTTCAGGCGCGCGGGATCGACATCACCCGTGGCCGCGACGACGAGACGGGGGAACCGATCAGCCCCGGAACGATCGGCTTTGTCCTCGACAATGCGGACTATCGGTTCAGCCCGGGCATCACGTCGTCGCCGTGCTACCCGTACCTTGAGCAGCCGGGCAGTCTGCTGCGGCTGTCGGCGTGGGTGAACGGTGCGTGGCAGAAACTGTTCTACGGGACGGCGCAGTCGTGGACGGCGACGCTCGACGGTGACCTGACCGGCAAGAAGTCGATCTGCACCGTCACGGCCACCGACACGCTCGGCGTCTTCCCTTCATACATGCTGCAGCAGGCATCCTCAGAAATCATCAAGAGATACCGACCCGTTGCCTACTGGCCGCTGAACGACACCGAGTCACCAGCAACCGCGCTGGTCGGGCAGTCTGTTCTGAAGGATCCCTCAGGGACCGCATCGGGTTGGGGTTCGGGATCGCTGCTACCAATGGATGAAGGTGATACGGCACACCCGCTCTTTACGTCGAACTCAACCGGGTTGGTTGTCTCTTCTATGCTCACGCTGGCAGCACCCTGCACGGTCGTCTTTGTTCTAATGAGTGCTCCGACCGCGACCGCGCTGGGGTTGATTACCCTACTCCGAGGTATGTATAACGCAGCCGGGACGACTCAGTACGACCTCCTCTGGCGTGACTCTGTAGGTCTCGGCATCAGCACAACCACAGCAGGATTCGGCGTTCCCACTAGATGGCCTGCATTGCTCGCCCTGTCGAGTGATGGGCATGGCTATATGGTGGATGCGGACGGGAATACCTACACGGCGACTCCGGCCGTGTCGCCCGGGAGTCTTCGAATCAAGACGAGCATTCAGCTGAACACGCATGACTACGTGTTGGGCTCGACTTGGTCAGCTGGACATTTGGCCATCTTTGATAGGGCGCTGTCCCTGAGTGATCTCTCCGGAATGGCAGCCCAATTGATCGGCTCCCGCACCCCGGCATCCGAAACCGCAGCCTCCCTGCTTGCGTCATGGGTTGAGATGTCGGTCACCGGTGGCACAGTCGGTGAGGCTGCGCTACCTCCATGCAAGGACCGCGACGCCGCAGAAGTCATGAACTCTCTGGTCGCAAGCATGGGGGCACGCCTGGTAGACGACCTTGCTGGGGGACTCTCGTGGATCGATTTCGGCCCCTCCACCACCCCTGTAGCGATCCCAAAGACGACCACCGATCTCGCGTGGGGCACCAGCAGCACGGGGTGGATGTCTGAGCAGACAGTGACCTTTCCGGACGGCTCCACCTACACGGCCACTCGGAGCGATGGTGCACGAAAGACA